TGGCTGCCGGTTTCCCGGTCGCACATGGCGCATCGGTATCGGTCTCGCCTCTGTACGGTTCTGCGGGTCTCGGCTGTTGGCTTGCTGCTCATCGGCTGGCCTTTCGTTGGCATTCGTTGATGATTTCCTTGGCTTTTTGTTCCGGGTCGATGCCGGTTTTGACGCTGGCCCAGAAGTCGGCTCTCATCGCGTCGGTGAAGGTGCCTACGGGCACGTGGTCCCGGATGTGGCCGGTGATCCACCGGTCGTCGATGACGGTGCCGTCGGGCAGTGCGTGCCGGTATGGTTTCGGCTGGCTGGGCATGGTGTCCATGTATGCGCCTTGGCGCAGCCATCGGCTCATGTTGGGCGCGTATCTGGGGTCGTCCACGGTTTTGGCGTAGGCGATGACGGCTCCGATGAGCTGCGCTTCCGTCACGGCGGACGTGCCGTCGTGCCCGGCCACGGCTGCGGCCCACGCTTTCTCGGCTTCCCGCCGCTTCCCCGGCTCCCCGCCGGGAGCCGGTGTGGCGTGGGTAGGCGTTCCACGCCGTGGCGAACGGGTCGGCCAACGCCCTGGCCTCGGCCTCGGCGACCGACGCGGTTTGCTTCGATCCCGGCCCGGAGGGGTCAGGGGAGGAAGAAGGCATGGTTTTGGTTTGGTTAGGTACGGTAGTGCTTCCTGTTTGCTTTGTTGAAGTTGAAGCAGTCTGCTTCGCGTCTGCTTCGTTTTGCTTCCTGTTTGCTTCGGCTTTCGCCCTGCGGGACTCGCCCGACGCCTTGCCTCCGGCGTGGCCGGCGACGACCTTCTTCTCGTGCAGTTCGGCGGCTTCTTCGGGCGTAAGCGGTTTCTTCTGGTTCTTGAAGCTGCCGAACACGGCGAGGCCGCGACGGGTCACGACCCTGTACACGCCTTCGCCGGCCTCCTCGAAGAGCCCGTTTTCAACGAGTTCGCGCACGAGTCTGACGGTGCCGCCCACGCTTCTGACGCGCTTGAGGTCGAAGGTGCCGTCGAACGAGTCCGGCCGCGTGTATATCTGGTGGTCGCACCACGTCACCATCGTCGCGTACAGTCCGCGCGCGGCCATGCTGCTGTCCTGCACCGCAGGATCGAAACCGAAGGTGCTGTCGAAGTTCACAGACATGGCGCGCCGCCTTCACGACATGCGATAATCGACTTATGAGCAACGACAAGAAGACCCAGCGCTGCATGTGTGTGACGATTGATTTCGAGCAGCTTACGTTCGGTGAGCTGCGCAAGTTCGTCGAACTGACGGCAGATCGTGAGGACGATGAATTTGTGTGCGTCAACGACAATGACGGAGTGCCGGACGGCTTTATGGCGTATGTGGACGCAGAAACCATAGACGTCGTGCCAACCGATGAGACGTCGGAGCGCTGATATCGACCACATCTTTTCCTGAGCCACCCCGTTGCGGGTGGCTTTTTTGTTTGCCTGCTGCATATAAGCCTCTCTCAATGTGTGGTTACTTGATCTCGCCGGTGGTCGGATCGACGGCCTCTCCTCTGTCGGTCTCGTCAGCATCGTCGTCGGGATCGGGATAGTCGGGCGCGCTTTCCTCGAACGTGGCGAGGCTGTCGTGGAGGTTGTCGTACAGGACCGCGCGGCGTGCGTCCTTCGGATAGGTGAGCAGCCGGTTGATGACCTCGGCGCAGTCGATGATGTGCTGCGCGAGCGCGTCCGTGTCGTACACGGCCTCGGTGTACGGGTCGATCTGGTGGAACTTGTCGAGGTAGGCGTCTTTGGTTTCGAGCTGCATCTTGTGGTTGACCGCGCGGCGGAAGTCCACGGCCGCCTGCTTGATCTTCGCGCACGAGCTGTTGAAGTCCAGCAGGCTCAGCGGGCTCATTTCGTCGGGTATGAGCGCGTCCTGGACAAGTCCAGAGTCATTTTTCTTTGCCATGAGGGTGTCCTTTCTAGAATTCCGGGTCGCCGGTGTCGGTGGTGGACGTGTCCGTTGTGTAGCCGCTGGGGCCCCTT